CATACCGTTGCCGTGAAGGAACGTACCAGCAGCGTAGATCATGATATCGGCCGTAGTAGGCCACGCAGTCATGGGGGTGACGTTGCCGAACTGACCCGATCCCCGGACTTGCCAATCGTTGACCCACTGCACCGCCAGATTCCGGTCGGTGAAGAATGCGTTGATTTCCGTGTCATCTACGGAGAGCAAGTCCACACCTGTTCGCCACGCCAGATCCGCACGAATCACATTGCGAAGCCAGTACGGAGCAATCACCTCTAGAACGTCATCGATACACATGCCGTAACGTGCACGATAATCCGTGGCACCTAGATCGATGCCGGAGAGAATCTGTTGGAACGCGGGTTTAGCCGTAGCCGGCGTACCGCCTCCGGCAAATTCGCCCGTGGTGATGGCAACGGACGACAGCGCCACCATCAATGCGATGAGTCGCGTGTTCATCGCGCGTGCGTGAGCGCTCATCAGCAGACGAATTGTGTTTTGTGTTACCTCGGGATACGCGTCGTCCGTCAGGTTGCCCGCTGTCAAACAAACGCCATAGCATTCTAGGCGCACTTCATCAAAGCTCGGACAAGGCACCCGAATGCAAGGTTTGTTCGGGGAACCGGTGACGGTTGCGATGTCGCTGCCTTCGGTCCAAAGGAACGGAACCGAAGTATTGGAGAACGGGACCGCGAAGCCACCGAATGCGTTCGATCCGATCGCGTCTGCCAGAGACGGAGAAATCGGAAATCGAATGCCGCCTCGTGTTACACCAAACGTGGGTAGATCGATGAGTCCGTCTTCACACGCGATATTAAAGAAGTCATATCGAATTTCAGAGGGAGCGCACCAACCACCACCCGCTACGAGAGCCGACTTTGCATCCTGGTTGGTCAGACTCTTGATCAAGGTGCCGACCTGAGCGGGCGACGTACGGTCATCTACCGTATGATCAAAGTTGTTTTTGATCGTGGCGACTGTGTGGCCGTTGTCGGTCGATCCGAACCGGGACACGGGGAGCGCGCGAGCCTTGCGATTGAACGAATCCGCGAGCGATTCGAGCGAAGCCAGACTGTCTCCCGAAGAACGACCCGGAATATCCACGCTAGCCGTGACAGTCAGTTTCGGGGTAGGAAGCTGCGGGACCGGCGCCGCATTGGCGGTTTCGGACAATGTGGCGACGGCTCGTGCCCGCGTCGCCTTGTCTCCCACCACGCGCATGAGTGATGCCGTGACCGCGTCGGCTACCGCAGCGGCAATTCCCTCGGGAGTGATCGCGTTCGGGCCCGCACCTTCGGGTGTGGCGAGTGTTGCCTGTCCGTGCACCCTGGTCTGAAGCGCGTTCATTTGATCCGCTACGTGCACGCGTTCCCGTTCCGCGAGACTTTGTGCACGTGTCGCCCGCGCAGCAAGCTCCGCCCGGATCCGGTCGAGATCACCCGAGAGCTGCGATGCGTACTGGACGCGTTCGGGGGTGACATTCTCAAGTCCGTTGATCCGGTCGAACTCCGCCACGCCGGCGACTTCAAGTTGCTGCAGATCCGCGTCGTTGACCAGCGTCAAGTCAGGTGGGGCGGAAAAAAGCTCATCAGCCATGTCGTACCCTCCCGAGGGACCTTTGGCCATGCGTATTCAGAGATCGATGCCAATGTAGCAAAGTTTGCCCCATTCGGGCAAAGGGCACTTTGTTTGATTAAACTAATCAAATCGGACAGAGATGTTGACGACAGGTTGAGAAGATGATTTAATTAAATCAATCGGACAGAGAGGCAAGCCATGTTGAACACAACCAACGGACAACGATTCGCGAGACGAATGAGGGGCAATCTCGGAATCGGTCCGCGCACGCGTCGACACCGTGCAGGTCGCAACATGCACAAGGATATCTTGGAGTGTATCGTCAACAACGCACGGATTCCGGGTTACTACTCCGACGATCGTTCGGAGTTGTTCGGTTTCGCATACGGGCCGTGGCTGGCCTATGACAAACACATTTCAGGACGCCGAGTTGACGGTAATTTGATTGCACTTATCGACGCCATGAGTCCTTGGAAGTTTTGCGCGTTGCTTGGCCAAATGATCGACGCAAATGTCACGAACGTCGGACAAGGAGAGCAATTTTTCAACGACATGGCTCGCGCAGGGTCTTGACGGAAACTAGACCCGACTGGTTTACTTAAATCAGTCGGGCCTAGGGAGCTGAGATGGATGCCCGTATAGACGACGCCATACTCCATCGGAAGATCGTCCGCATAAGTGCCGGAGCAGGGCACGCGATCGACAGGTGCGGAATCGCGCGAAGCTATAGCCTTCAATACGACACCGTGAAGGTTGCGTTCGTAGACGAGACAGGCAGGTGCACGGGAAAATTCACAGATATTTGTCTGTGCTACATAGAGTTCTAGGAAAAAATGAACATACAGTGTGGACCGGGTACTGGTTGAGTACCCGGGCCACACTGTATGTTCAGCCGATCGGAACCGGTTGCGGAATGACAGGCTTCGGAGCTTTCTTGTTGCATGCACACATCGTTACTCACCTCCCCGAACACGTTTGGCAAGCATGTCCATCACAATGCGAAGAGCTTGTTGATCACTCATGTCTACACCGCGCAAGCGAGACACGGACGGACCGCCTGCGGCAACCAGCGCGTATGTCGCTCCGGATGCTACCCGGGCCTTCATCCGAGGAACCGGGAATCCGGGGACGTTCACCGCGAGAAGACCCACCAATCGAAGCTGCCCCCCGATACGACGCCAGTCGCCAGAGACTTCACCCGCTGCGCGCAGCGAATGGACCTTGTCCGCGTCCGCGTCGGGGCGTATCGCGCCGGCTACCCAGATGCCGTGTTGATCGTTCCCCACGGTCACGTCGGCCACTGCCCAACCTGTGTTGTCGTAATGAGCTGTCGCGGTTTGATGCGTCGCCGACAAGTTCGCATGGCTCGTACCTACGGTGATCTGCCCCACAGAGACGACAGATCCACTTGCAGTGATCATCTCGCCTGTCATGAAATACGGGTGCGAGTCTTCACGCGGCACTGATACGCATTCGTCCGCGTACCCGATATGGCAGCTACCCCACGGGGCGGCATGTCCGTACAGACGCCCCGACGCGTCCACTGTGATGGCCGTAGGCAGGCTCAACTTAGGGTTCTGGAACCATTCCGCAGGTGGCCGCCAATCTACCTCCACAGAGGCAACCACAGCTTTGGCCCCCGACGCAACAAGAACAGGCGGCTCGTGGCCGGCGTCACGGAGATGCGCGGCCAGATGATCATAAACACCTTGCACGTCTCCGGCCGGGATCGTAGTGCCGCCCCGCGCGCCGTTGAGGATTCCGATGCCCGATGAACACGCAGTGAGGTTGGCGGCACCGATAGATCCGTCTTCACCGATTTCGTGGTGAATGAAGCTGCACGCGTCTTTGGGAAGCATGTCATCTTCTACTCGGGCGCTGTCGTACCAAGCGTATGCCTCGCGGGTTTGATTCAGCGTCAGCGGAGAAGGGAGGCGGGATTCGTTGGCCGGACCATCCCATTCAGCATCAGACGTAGCCGTGTCGTGCGGACCGATCGCACCGAACTGGTATCGAGTTCCACCCGCTACTACGGCGCCGGCCTCGTCAAGCAATTCAATGTACGCTTCAGCAAATGCGGGGATGTCTACCAGGGTTGCGGCTCGAATGCGCCCTGCGTGAAAAATTACCTTTTCTGGTTGGGCGAAAAGCAAGGAGAGAAAATCGTCTTCTTCGTCGTCTTCTCCGATGGTATCGGTTTCAGGCCAGATGAACTCCATGTCCGCATCCGTAATTGAGTCCGCGTCAATAGATACCCCTTTGATGAACTCGCCTTCAATCAATTGGTAGACCCGTTGTCCATCTTCGGACTTTAGGTTGAGAATTCCTTCGCCCATGATTTGATCATCTTTGCGCCAAATCCTATCAATACGACCCACGTTGACAGCTACCGTGTGTGCATCCCCGCCGTGGCTGTCTTCTTTGTTCCAACGCAGGGGCAACGGAGGATCGACCCACGTAAGGGAGTCACGGGCGAACTCCCTACCGTCACCCGTAGTGATTCCCTCAATCGCCAACGGGCCACGCCACGGCGCAATATCGCCTGAGTAGTCATTCTCGTCGGTTGCGTAGAGAGCCTCAACCTGGTTGGCCGCTTCACCCTCCGAAGCGTGACAACCCATCAACTCCCCATCTGCTTCCTTGACCACCCCCCACGGGGAATTTTCTGGGCACCCTTCATGGTTTTCTACAACGTTGTACGGCACGTCTATTCCCCTTCATCCCAAACCGCCACGATTGTGCCCCTGCATCGAACTCCCCCGAGACAGTCCACATATCCGCCTGACGGATAAGCTTGATTGGCGTCGGCCAACGTGCTAAACGATTCTCCGTCGATCGCACGACACGGGCCGCAAGCATTCTTGTCCAAAATTTCAGAAGCTGTGTAAGACGATGCGATCGGTGCCACAGACAAGACTGTCCTACGTCCCTCATTCTGTGCTGCACTAATTGCACCCCCGATAGATTCACGCGGCCCTGACTCAGACAACTCCGACAGATGAGTGTCCACTTCGGATGCGACTTGTTCAGGGCTGACAGACGGACGGCCAATCAGTGTGAGTGACCTACGTACTGCGCTCTGCACGAGTGACGTAGATAGGATACGGGCGGTCACACGAGCGATAGACTGGAGTAGCCGCGCGCCTGCGGCAGCGGTCAGATTGTCTAGACTCCATTCAGGGACCTCAACGCCCTGGCTCTCCGCCTCTCGTTGTTGTTCAACCCCCGCATCCGTGGCCGCTTGAATCAGTGTGTCGAACAGAATTGAGTACAGTCCGGAGTCATCCACCGATACGGCGTTCAATGCATCCAGGTCGTCAGTCTCTGCGGCAGCCCGAACCTGAGCTACGATCTGTTCCCGTTGACTGTCCCGGACGGACGCCATATCCCGGACAGCAGAGTCCACTAGTCGTTCCCAGTCGCCTTGCATGCGTGCAAAATCCGTACCTGCTCTAGTCTCGGCATCGTTCAAGTTACGTCGGAGCGAGACGGCGCCGGCCGTCAACGACTCGCCCAACGCGATGTCCGTGTAGTCGCCTGCGAACGCCACTCGAATGCGATCAAACGTAACGTCACCTAGCCGTTTCTGGAGTTCCTTAGCCAAGCTCAGGTCATCTGTGTACGCCATGCATACGTGGGGAACCCACGGGGTGTGTTGGACCGGAATAGCTGCGTCGTTCATGGCGTCTGTGACAACTTGTCGCACCGTTTCCAAGGGAACAGTTTCGCTGTCCGATCGGTCTCCTACAGACAGGACCCAGCACGGCGAGTCTCCATCCCCGTTCCAATGGTTCACTCCGAATGCCCGCGCGGTCACCGGTCCCGGACCTGTTTCGGACACCGAGTCAATGAGTGAATTGATCAGCACGTTTCGGTCATCATCTGACCAGTCCACACCTTCCCCTAGAAAATACAGAGTCAAGTGAAGATCATCCGTCTTCTCGCCCCCGGACAATCGCAATCTGCGAGCATCCGCCTCGGTAGGCATCAGTGCAACCATCGCTCCGCTCAGATGTTCACCACCTGACGTGGATGACTTGCCGTGCGCATGTTGAACGTGTCTACCCCGGAGGTGGAAGAACGAGTCTTCACGTACGGTTACCACTAGATTCCTCCATTCAACGTTGCAACGAACTGAGTGGCGTCCGCGTGTGGAGTCAGTTCTCCAATGCGAAACCGTCCAAAACTGTCGAGAGAACATTCGTACATACCTGCGCGCCCCGGGAACGCACCTGTTTTAAGAGACAACGCGGCATGCGTATAGGGACACGAGTACGCGTGTTGTTCGCAGATGTTCGGGTGCAACAATTCCCACTTGTCGGTTCCGGTGAATCGGATAGCGTGCGGCGTCGATGCTTGTTTGACGAGACGCGTCGTACGAACAGCAGCCGCATCGGGGGGCGATTGATCTTGCGTAATCGGTGTGGTTCGTTGTTCTTCCCCAGCTTGCTTAGAAGCTTCCTCCGCCACCTCGGGCGCTTGTGCGGACACGGGGATGACCGGAGCGACAGACTCCTCCCCGACCAACTGCGCGAGAGCGGAAGCGGCACCAGACGGCAAGCTGTTAATAATTACCTTGAGAGCTTGCTCGCGCAGTTCTTCATCGTTCGGCTTGTCGGCTTCATCAAACCCGATTTCGCGGCGCAACGCCATGCCCGAAATCTCTAGGCGATCGTACGCTTGGATCGCGTGGGCAGATCGGTCCGGTCGAAGTGTCAGCTCGGACATGTCGTACCAAATTACAAACTTGTCAGCGTCTTCTACACCCGATGCTCTGAGTCTGGGTTGCAAGTATTGTGTGGTGAACGCGGCGCAAATCAACTCGGCATCCGGGGCAATCGTCGTCTTGAGCGCGCCTTCTTCTAGTTGCCAAGCTCCCCAGTGATTCACGTCTCCCATGCCCGTTAGAATTTCTGCGGGTATGTTGAGTTTCGTAGCCAGGCCCCTGATTGCACTGTCTCGTTTCTCGATAATTTTCTCATCGATCTTGAGTGTGAAATCAATGTGTTGAATTTTGCCCAACCATTCGCCCGGTATTTTCATGGGGATCGGTATGAGAGCCGACGCGGTACCTGGTTCCTTGATTGCCTGAGCTGCAATCTCGATCCACTCGGCCATAAAAGGATCCGGTTGGTCCGCAAATTCTTCCCGAGTGGGGAACGTGACTTCATCCGGAAATATAACTACCCCGGCAGACGCCAACCGAGATAGATACTGCGCGGTGATGTGTCGGTTAACCAACTCAAGTTCTCGCATAGTTTCACGGGCAGCGCGCGCGGAAGAATCCGACATGCTATGCCACCTCTTGTGAGGCTTGAATACACGCATGACGAAATGGTCGGGTGCTAGGGGGCGCCAATCTCGAACCGTATCCATCGGATTTTCTGTAACGATTTCGAACTTGCCCGATCGTCTACGAATTTCCTCTGTCGATCTGACGGACCAAAACTCTCGTCCGTCCAACGTTTCCGCGATCACGTACCCCTCACCAGGTACGTCAAGTTGTGTATTCAAATCGTCCATGATGGCAGCTTGAGTCGTGGCCCCGCCAATGGCGGATACAAGCTGCATAGCCAGAGAGTTGTCTTCAACGCGAACCGGCTCGTCTTGCCCTGGTTCGATGCGCGCAGCATAGAGACGCACACGAGACATCATCCGAGACTTCCAGTCAACAGCGTACCGAAACTCGCCTAGGGTATTGTAGTATCCCCAGACTTCTCGTTGCCACGATTCTTGATTAGGTAGGAACGATGAATCGAGACCACGTACTGTAACTGCCGCTGCGGTAAGTGCACGTTCCCTAAGAATCCCCGCTGTTTCACGTGAAACTTGCGGGGATCGTCCACCTAGCCCAAACGTCCACCATGGCATGCCGAAACCTCCCGACACCCACTGTAGCCGGAGAGCGTCGCACGAGCCGCCGGACAGCGCAAAGCCCCCTCGGGAGATGGTGACCAAGGGGGCCTTGCGGCGTGGGCCGGACGCTTCCTAGCTTGTCACGTCCGGCCTTGCACCGCAACCAGCTCGCTCACTTTTCGAACAGAGCCGGCTGCCGGGTCAAGAAGCGTCGGCCGACCCACTCTGCGTACGCGGGCGGGATGGCCTCGGTGAGTTCCTCGCGTACGTCGGTCCAGTCGATGCCCATAGCGACTTGGATCTCGGGCACCGCGCCTTTGCCCCCACCTTTGCCGTAGGCGGCGATATACGGTCCGTCGTAATAGATGCCGTGCCGCCACCCCCGGACCCGACCACGGTGTCGCGGGTGGGCGGGGCGGGCGGTGATCCAAGCGCTCAATTCGAACTT